AAACTTGCACAAGCTATTGCTATTCAATCTGGTGCTGAGTTAGATTTAATCAAGGACGAGGACGAACTAGACGCAGAAGTTGAAGCCTTGGCCGAAGTTGGAGAAGAAATGCTATCACAAGAGTTAACACAAAATGCTACCCCCTAAACCTGATCAACCTAAAATACAAGTTGATACTAAAGCTATCGCTTTATGTAATGAATTAGCCTACGAGATACTAATCAAGCATCCAAAGGCTAAGCAGTATATGAAATTGTTTGAAGAATTTTTGATGAAGCCAGTGTTACCCTTTGGTAAAGATATTGCTTGGGGCTATGGCAATGAAGGGCGCAATGATTTTATCCGTGGCTTGATTAATGGCGCCCACAAATACATGAACGAGCAAATAAAAACAGATGAAGCTAAAACCCTTAAGCGAGACAGGAAAACAAAATGACAGAGCAAGCAGCAGCAACGAATGAAGCACCACAAACAACAGACGCCCCAGCCACAGGAGATAGTGCCCCTGCCGCTGACGCTAATGATACGGCGCAAACTGATGAAGCGACTAGTGATAGTGATACTGCTAGTCCTGCTGCTACAAACGATAATGATTGGTTTATGCGTGACAAGTTCGCCACTGAGGTTGACCAAGCCAAAGCTTACCCCGAGCTACTCAAGCGCATGGGTGAAAACTGGGGGGCGCCGAAAGAAAATTATACGCTAGATAGTATTGAGGGGATTGTAAAAGATGATCCACTTCTCGAGCACCTAGCCCCTGCCCTTAAAGAGCTTGGCCTATCACAGAAAGGCTTTGCCAATCTGATTAAGTCCTACCAGGATGCCAACGTAAAGCTAGGCGAGAAGATTGCCGAAGCTGTTAAGACTGAGCTAACCCAGAAAGATGCCCTGACCGTGACAGCCGTTGACAAGTGGATTACCAATAGCTTTGATGAGAAGCAACAGTCAACTATTAGAAGCTGGATAGTATCAGTTGAAGACTTCCAATTGCTTAACCAGCTACGGGTTATGTTGCCCCAGTCTACCAGTGTACCTAGTAGTTTAAGCGGCACAGCTAAGGCCGAATCAGTGCAGGAAGTTGAGAACGAAAAGATTAAGTATCGCAAGGAAGTTACCCAGGGCTTGAGGGTTGAAGATAAGAACTACTCTAACGAGTTACAGCAACGCTTCAAGGATGCTTACACTCGGGAGCAATACGGCAAAAAGAAGTAGCTTGCAATATTAATGTAGCTGCCTATAATGGATCTTGATATACACAGGCCCGGATAGATTGGATACCTCTGGTAACAGAGCCCGACACCTAAGCTGGATACCCTGAAAGGTAAATCGAAACTAATTCGTATTTTATTTTTTAAGGGGATATACCATGAGTCTAGCGTTAACAGAAATTGAGATCCAACAGTTCCTATCCGATGCCCATGCCGAGTTTCAAAGCACAGGCTTTCTATTAGAAAAAACCCTACGCACCCAGACCGGTGTGAAAGGCGCAATACTTAACTTTCCAATTTTCGGCCAGGGTGTTGCTAATCAGAAGGCACCACAAGATGACGTCAGCCCACTAAATATTTCCAACCGAAATGTTGCATTAGTATTAGAAGATTGGTACGCACCTGAATATGTTGACAGAACATTCCAGTATAAAATTGCGGTGAACGCTGTTGATGAATACGTTAAGCTTTGCTCCTGGGCATTAGCTCGACGCTCTGACCAATTAATTATAGATGCTGCCAACGCTGTAACATATACAACCACACCAACTAATCTACAGGGCGCTTTAGTTCCTGATACATTGTTAGATGGTTTAACCTATGCCAAGCTTCGCGCTGCTCACAAGCAACTACGTGCTCGTTCTGCAAATATGGGTAAGAAGTATTTTGTTATTGATGCAGATGGTGAAGAAGATTTATTGAACGAAGAAAAACTAACCTCTGGATTTTTCATCAATGATAAGCCAATCCCACGTCCAGATGGATTAAACGGCGTAACTGTTTTAGGCATGAATTTTATTGTTATACCTGATATGACCGAAGGCGGCCTGCCACCTGGAACAGCATTTGCTTGGAACGAAATGGCAATGGGTTATGGCTCTGCTGATAGATTAGGTGGGGATATTTCATGGGAAAACATTAAGACATCTTATTTGATTAACATGTGGTTAAGTGCAAATGCTACAGCGATTGATCCAAAAGGTATGGTTAAGATTGAATTTACACCAGGTTAATTAATATTTTAAGGAGAGATTATTATGGCATTTAACATTACATACATGGCGAAGGTTTCAACCTCGGCAAATACTTTAGCATTATCTTTTTGGACTTACAACGGCCAGGCAACTGGCGCTGATGATACGGTTGCAGAAATATCAGCAAGCGGTTACTTCAATGATTTTATGCAAGACCTGGACGGTCACGGCCCACTACAGGTTGGTGACACAATTATGGTATCTGGTAGTGATGCTAACGCAATGGTAAAAGTAACAGCGATTACACCGGCTGTAACAACCAGTGCGTTTGCTGCATCCTCAACTGTTGGTACAGGTAATATCACTGATGGCGCCGTGACACTTGCTAAGCTTGCTCCCGGGGTTACACCATCACACATTGTTAAATTTGCTGGAAAACCCACAACATCTAGCGGTGTGGTTGGATCAACTCATGTCGTAACAGTTACCGGAGCTGTCGCTGCAACTGACATTCCTATTGTTAGCATGGTTGATAACGGTACAGCGAACGTCACTATTGTTAGTGCGGTTGTAACTACTGATACATTGACCGTTACATTTAGCGCAGCGCCGGGCGCTGATGTTGTATACGCGTACGAAATTCTTAGAGCTGCTGCTTAAGAAATTATGGGGGGCGTGGCTATGTGCCCCCTTTTTTTACAGGGGTAGACAATGCCAATAGCAATCACGCCACCTACAACTGACATAGAGGTTATCTCGCAAGCGTGCTCGCTGGTGGGCAAAGGTACATTTAATACAATTGAAGCCGGTGGCCCGTTTGCTAGAGATGCTGCCAACTTTTATGGAACATTGGTGTCTGGTGAGCTTGGTAGTAACCGTTGGCGCTTTGCTCTTAAAGAAGATCCAATGGCAATACTAACAACACTTACACCAACCTTTGATGGGTGGCTTTACTATTGGGAAATACCGGCAGATTGTTTAATGTTTCTACATGTTGCATTAAATAATCAAAGCGGCGGCTTTGGTGGTTGGACTGTGTTTGGTGATAGAGTTCTTACAAATACCAACCAGAATTTAACTGCGGTGTTTTGTCATAATGTGCCAGTATCTAAATGGCCTGCCCCTTTTGCTTTATATATAATCTATGCACTCGCTGACATGCTTGCTGTCTCTATTACCAATAGCGATAGGATGGTGGCACGTATTGCAAAAGGATTATCTTATTGGCAATCGAGAGCTCTGTTTGCAGATGGTCAGAACTCGCCGGTTAGAAGTATGCGTTCTCGCCCTTGGGTTAATGTGCGTTACGCATTTAGAACCAGAAGTAACGGTAATTTTAATGGGGGTTTTTAATTGCCATTACGTACCATTCACAATACTTTTACCAGGGGTGAACTTGACCCAAGTCTCTTTGCTCGTGTTGATATTGATATCTATACTAAGGGTGCTCGCAAGATGCGAAACACCATCGGGCTTTGGACAGGTGCTTGTAGTTTAGCACCGGCAACTATCTTTATTGATATGCTAGTAGATAGAACTAATGGCAATGCACCCATCACCGACCACACATTAATTAATGGCGTAGACTTTCAATATAGTTTTGAAGACAATATTGTTTATACTTTAATCTTTAGGCCAGATACTACTAGCACTGTTGCAATAGATATTTATTTTGAAGAAGCACTTGTTGCAACAGTGCCAGCCAACATGTACACCACCGCACAGATTAAACAATTACACTTTGCAGTGGGGCAAGATAGAGTTTTAATCTTGCACCCGGGCTTACCTACAAGACAAATCATTCGCGGTGCTACGAGTGCTATATGGAATCTTACAACATTTACGCCTACAACATTTCCGGTATATGATTTTACAGTTATAGGAGGTACCCAGTATCGTGTACCTGGAT